TGACCAGCTACCGACTGATCGGAAAGGACCAATACGAATTGGTTGCCCCAGGTGGTGAGCTCAAGCATGGAAACCTGGGGAGCGAAAGTTACACCAACCGAGCCGACACCTACGGCTTGATGATGGCCGTCGACAGACGCGACATCATCAACGACGACCTAGGTGCGATCACCACGGTACCAAGGAAACTCGGTCGTGGCTCGGGCCTGAAGATCAACGATGTTTTCTGGACGATCTTCATGAACAACAGTGCATTCTTCACCGCGGGCAACAAGAACTTCCTGACCGGTACCGATACGGTGCTGTCGATCGATGGGCTCACCAAGGCAGAGGTCGCTTACTACGACCTGGTGGATTCCGATGGCAAACCCATTGGAACGATGCCAGCGGTAATGTTGGTTCCGACTGCTCTCTCAGCAATCGGATCGCAGCTCTACAAGTCGATGGAGATGCGAGACAACACGGCCAACGCTCGTATTCCGATCACCAACCCACACGTCGGTAAGTTCCGTGTGGAAGTCAGCCGTTACTTGGCCAACACCAATTACACCGGCAACTCGTCGAAGGCTTGGTACTTGATGACCGATCCGAACGATCTGCCTCTGATCGAGGTAGCGTTCCTCAACGGTCAAGAAGCTCCGACCATCGAAACGGCCGATGCGGACTTCAACGTGCTGGGCGTTCAGATGCGTGGTTACCACGACTTCGGTGTCGCGCTTCAAGATCCACGTGCAGCCATCAAGTGCAAGGGCGAAGCATAAGCCTAGCCCAGCACATCTTTCCAAGTTTCATCCAATCCATCAGTTGAGGTTTAGTCACCATGCCACAGGCAACGTTCATTCAAGAAGGCCATTACATCGATCACACCCCGGTCAGCGCTTTGGCGTCTGGGGATGTGGTTGTCCAAGGGGATTTGGTCGGTGTTACGGTTCGGCCCCTGGCAGCCGGGGAAGTCGGCTCACTAGCTGTCGATGGTGTTTTTGATTTCACCAAGAACACCGGCGTCGCCTTCACGGTCGGCACCATCCTGTACTGGGACGACACCAACAACGTCGTGACCACGACTTCGGCGGGCAACAAATCCATTGGCAAAGTGGTCCGAGCAGCTGCTTCGGCAGATACCACCGTTCGGATGCGACTGAGTCAGTAATCGTCGCATTCAAATCGTTTCATTTGTCTCCATCGTTTCATCAATCGCAGGAATCACTATGAAAACCAAATGTCTGTCGTTGGTTCTTCTGGTGGCTGTTTGCATGGCCACCTTGTCGTTCGCCCAAGAAAAGATCTGCATCAATGGGGTTTGCCAAGCTGGCCAAGCCCAGAGCACGATCGTTCTCGATCCACTTCGAGAAGAATTGAAGTTGGTGGATAAAACCCCACGAGCAACTGCCGATGGCGTCGCCAGTGACCGATTTGATCAAGTCGTCCGAGCTACGGTCCGGGTCACGGTTAGTGGCGTATGCGGTAGCGGAACGATCGTCGGACGTACTTCGGAAGGTAACGCGATCGTCCTTACCAACGCCCACGTCGCGGGTACCACGCGTGGGCGAACGGTCAACGTCGAGCATTGGAATCCTAATGGTTCCAGTGAGAAAGGGACCGGAACGATCATCGCATCGGGGTACGGTAAGGGAACGAGTGTTGACTTCGCCTTGCTCATGTGCAATGGTTCTTTTGCAAAGGATGTCGAGCCGATCCCGTTGGCGGATCGCTATCCGAGCAACCAATCGTCGGTCACGACCTTCGGTTGCCCACGGTGCGAATGGCCAAGCCTGCAGGTTCTTCGGCTCAATCGCAAGGAGGGACAAATCCTTTCTTGGAAGCCGGAAGCCATCGGAGGCCGCAGCGGATCGAGTCTGATCGATTACACCGATGAAGGCCCACGAGTAGTCGGCTTGCTGACCTGGGCAGGTGGTGGTGAAGGACTCGGGCAATCGACTCCGTTTCTTCTGAGTGCGATGCGAGGCAAGCTTCCTGCAACCCTGGATGGACTTCCAGCTGGTGCTCGCGAAGTGAGTTGCAAAGTCGATGAAAGCCAGGAAATCGTTCAAGTTCCATCGACCATCTACGGCGAGCCGCTGCAGGTCCCATTGGGATTCTTGGCAGCGGCGGAACCTCAAGATGATCTGATCGATTCGATCGTCGATCGCCCAAAGCTAAGACCTTCCCCAAACGAGCCTGACAATTCTGGCATCATCACTGATCGAATCAAGGAGCGATACTTGTGGAGTACGACGAGTATCGTTGCTACGTCGGCCGGTTCGAGCATCGCGATCATCTTGGGGTTGCAGTATGGAATCCCCCTGGTGCTTGGTGCTATTCGAAAAGCACGCAAGAACCGTGGAAAGACGCTTCTTGATGATGAGCAGTTCAATCAGCTGATGGATCAGTACTCTCAACTGATCAAGCTCGTCGAGCAAAACGGAAAGACACCTCCGGACATCAAGAGCTAATTGGAGCGTTTGCGATGGCAGATATGCTCCAGGCTGGCCAAGAGTGGCTAGCTAACCAGCTCAAAACCCACGCTTCCAACACAGTGGTTTATGTGCGGGGAGCAAACCAAGTAAGCGTCACGGCCATCATCGGCCGGACGCTGATGAAACTCGAAGACGGTTACGGTGGGGTTCACATGCAATGGACCGACCGTGACTTTCTCGTTCCACCATCGGAGCTCGTTTTGGCTGGAACGGAAACCTTGCCAGAGCGTGGTGACACGATCCGGGAAACCTACCAAGGCAAAGTCTACATCTACGAGGTCAACGCTCCTGGGAGCGAGCCACCTTGGCGATGGTCTGACCCACACCGAAGACTTCTCCGCATTCATACCAAACAGATCGGAATCGAGTGATGCCCGCAAGTATCGTCGCCATCGCAGATGCAGTGACCGCAGAGCTGAACGGTAATTCGTTTAGCCAGTCGTTTACCGCACAGCGGCTTTACTTGCCGGTCTTCGATCTGCAAGGAATGTCCACATTGAAGGTTACCGTCGTTCCCAAAGGGATCACAAGCCAATCGTTGGATCGATCGCGAGACAGCTTCGATTACCAGATCGATGTTGCGATTCAAAAGAAGGTCGCCAACGAGATCGCAACCATCGATGCGCTCATGCTCTTGGCCGAGGAGATCGGAGACTACTTTCGAACCAATCCACTATCGAGCTACCCCGGTGCTCGGTGCATGAACGTCGAAAACACTCCGGTCTACGCACAAGATCATTTGCAGGAATTGCGTCAATTCACCAGCGTTCTGACTCTTACCTTTCGACTTTGGAGATAACCGATGACGACCGGTGATATTGGCCCATACCGCATGCAGTTCACCAATTCGCGTGGTGTCACCCGTGAGATTCCTGGCTTGGATGACGTGGACGATATGTTCAAGGTTAAATCAATCCAGAAGAAGTTCCGTGACTCGTGGACCCGAACGCTAACTGACCTTTGGGAAGTAACCACAAGCGGAGGTTCCACCGCATCGGTCTCAGGGGGCGTTCTGACCATTGCGTCCGGTACGACTGCAGGCGGTTATGTCGAACTGCTATCCAAAGAAACTTTCACGATTCCCTTCCGAGCGATGATCGCGGTGCAGTCGGGCGCAACTCGCCAAGCAAACACGCACCATATCATCGAAGCCGTATCGGTGGATTCTACTACCGGGATTCCCGACGGGAAGCACAGCCTTAGCATGGACATCGGTGGGGCTGCCAACACGACCGTAACCAATATGGTTTACAGCGTGCAGAACGGAGGTTTGGTTCCGATCGCTTCGGCGGCGTCTGCAATTGTGTCGACGGCCACCTATTCGATTCTCGAACTCGAGCCGTTTTCCGATGAGTGCTATTTCCACTCTCGCGTGATGGACTCCGCGACTGGACGGGCCAATTCCTACGTTCGCCATCAGCAGATTCCCGATCCGACAGCCTCCTACAAGATCCGGATTCGATCGTCGAACCATCAAGGATTCAAGGCGGTATCCAACGCAATTGCCGGTCCTGGCAACGTCATTCGGCTCACGTCGACTGCCCATGGCTATACAGGAACGCCGACGATTTGGGTGGAATATCTCAATGGTGTTACTAACAACGGAGCAGTCATTCGTGGCAATTACTCCGCGACGGTGATCGATGCTAATACGATCGACCTGACTGGGACGGTCTTTGGTGGTGCATATGTTGTAGGTTCTGGCCAAATTGCCCTCGCAGCCGCGCCGGCAGCCAACATTAATTTCCAATCCCAGTTCATCAATTGCCAGGATTATGCGGAGCTGACCGCAGAAGTAACCGCGGGCCGAGGTCAAACGGTCGTTGGACAAGGTCTTGGAGTGATCCTCACTGGAGCAACCGCAACCACGACCAACATCGGAACGGTCACGGCCAACGTGGCTGGCCAAGCGGCCCACGATGCAGTCATCACCGGTAATCCCGTTCGGATGGCAGCGCGAGCTCTCACGGCAGCCTATGCGAGCGTCGCCACCGGGGATGTGGCGGATCTGGTTTCAACGCTTCAAGGCGTTTTGGTCACGCGACCTTGGCAAATCCCAGAACTCGAATGGTCGTATGTCGCAGCGTCCGGTGGTGTGATCAATACCACCGATGTTGTGATCGCAGCAGCAGCCGGTGCTGCACTTCGTCGCTACATCTGCTCGATGCAATTATCGAACAACTCAGCAGTGGCCACCGAAGTCGTCCTCAAGGACGGTGCAACGATCATCTGGCGTGGCCATTTGCCAGCCAATGCACCGATGTCCGAGATCATCTTTGAGAATCCACTCAAGACAACTGCAAACACGGCACTGAATTTCGCGTGCATCACCACCGGTGCAGCGGTTTACGTCAACGCACAAGGATTCACGGCACCTTAAACCATGATCGACGTCAAAGTCACCACGAGAAAATCATTCGACAAGGTCAAAGCGAAGTCCCAGCAAGGCAACTTCAAAAGCCTGGGACATGCGGCTGCGTCGATTCGTTTGATTGCTCGTCGGTCGATTCGGCGGCGACAGACCTCTGCGATGCCAGGCACACCACCCAACACGCGTCGTGGCCAACTGAAGCGTTCGATCATGTACTCCCTGGACAAACAGAGAGGTGTGGCCCTAATCGGACCAGACTTCGATGTTGTCGGAGCTGCGGGTAAGGCGCACGAGTTTGGAGGCAACTTCCGACGAGAGCGTTACCCAAAACGACCGTTCATGGGACCAGCACTAGAGAAAGTCAAAGACCGCTTGCCCTCAATGTGGGCAGGAAGCATTCGATAAGGAGAAAACACGATGCCAGCCAAACTAGGACTCGATGCAAAGCTTTACCGCAATAGCGGAACGTATGCGGCTCCCACTTGGGATATCGTCGGCAACGTCAAGGATCTTACCCTCAATCTCGAAACCGGTGAGGCCGACGTATCGACCCGTGCCAATAACGGCTGGCGGGCGACCGTTGGAACTCTTAAAGATGCATCGCTTGAATTTGAGATGGTTTGGGATACAGCCGATTCAGACTTCGGTGCCGTACGCGATGCATTCCTGAACAACAACACGGTGGAATTCGCCGTAATGGATGGACTCATCACCGGAGCAGGCAGCAGCGGATCCCAAGGCCTGCGAGCCACGTTTCGCATTGCCAGCTTCTCGCGCAATGAAGCCCTCGAAGAAGCGATCACTGTTTCGGTCACTGCCAAGCCAACCTATTCAGCCAATCCACCTAGCTGGATGACCGTCGCCTAATCCCGTTTCGATTCTCTTGCTTACGGAAGGCATTTAGAAAATGCACAGTTTTGTAGATAACTCCCGACGTACCTGGGAAGTTGCGATCAACGTCGCGGCCGTCAAACGGATCCGTGGTCTGCTTGGGATCGACCTGTATGCACTGGTCGACGATGGGTTTAAGTCTCTCTCAAAGCTTGTCTCCGATCCAGTCATCCTGGCAGATGTGCTGTATTGCTTGTGCAAGGATCAAGCCGACAAGCAATCGATCAGCGATGAGGACTTTGGTCGAGCATTGGCGGGGGATGCGATTACTCATGCTGCCGATGCGTTCGTCGAGGAGCTGATCGATTTTTTCCCAGATGCCCGCGCCAGGGCGAGCCTTCGCAAGGCGATCGAAGCGGGCAAGACCGTCAGGGACAAGGTTCAGAGCCACGCGGAGAAGATCCTCGATTCGATCGACCCGGAAACCGAAGCCAAGAAGTGGATCAGCTCGTCTGGCACTTGGCCGGAGTCCTCGGTTGTGACCCAGGACCATTTAGCCTCCGAGAGCTAATCGCGATGGGAGAGGCACGCAGCCAAGTCCTCTGGAATCACACTTCCTCGGTTCTGGCGATGCTTGCCAACATCCATCGTGATGCGAAACGCTCGAAGATCTACCACCCATCAGATTTCAACCCGCATGCAAAGAAACGAGTCCAACCTCGCACGATGGTTGGGATCGAAGCCCTCAAACACGTTTTCATTGATCGGATGCAAGAGAAACAGTAACGATGGCATCAAGCTCCAGTATCAAAGCCGGTTCAGCGTACATCGAGCTCTTTACCAAAGACTCTCGTTTGGTGAAGGGACTCAATGATGCTTCGAAGCGGCTCGATGCCTTTGGCAAAAGCCTCCAAGGAATCGGCACCAAAATGGCGATGCTCGGGGCCGGCGTAGTGGCTCCTTTGGCTGGAGCGGCCAAGGTCTTTGCCGACATGGGAAGCGATATGGTCGACATGAGTCAGCGCACCGGTGTGTCGGTCGAAGCCCTTTCAGAACTGGGATTTGCTGCCGAGCAATCCGGTGCTGACCTTGGAACGCTCGAAGGATCGCTCAAGAAGATGCAGAAAATGCTCTTCGAAGCGGCCTCCGGATCACAGTCGGCTCAAGAAACACTCGCATCCCTGGGACTGAGCGTCGCGCAGCTCTCGAAACTATCCCCCGACGAACAGTTCAAGGCGATCGCGGATCGGATGTCGCAGATCACTGATCCAACGCTTAAGACCGCGACCGCAATGGCGATCTTTGGAAAATCAGGTACACAGCTGTTGCCAATGCTCCAAGATGGAGCCCAAGGTATCGAGGAGTTGCAACAGCAGGCTCGCGATCTGGGTCTGACCATGGCAACCGAAGATGCCCAAGCGGCCGAAGCCTTTGGCGATCGCATCGATGTTCTTTGGAAAGTGCTCAAAAAGACCGTCTTTACGATCGGCTCGGCATTGGAGCCGGTTCTCTCGGCGATGATCGATTCGACCGTGCGAATCGTCGTTACCATCAGCGACTGGATCAAAAACAACAAGGAACTGATCGTCACCGTATTCAAGATCGGCATGGCGATCGCAGCCGGGGGCGCAGCAATTGTAGCCCTTGGGACCGCAGTCGCTGGGATCGGAACGGTGCTTGGTGCGGCAGCCACGGTTCTTACCGGTGTTGGCAGCGTGTTTGCGTTCCTGGGGACCGCGATCGCGGCACTGATGTCTCCGATTGGTCTGACCATCGCTGGTCTTGCGGCGCTGGTCGGTTACTTCGTCTATGCCAGTGGTGCTGGCTCGCAAGCAATGCAATGGCTAGGTGAGCGATTCAATGAACTCAAAGACACGGCACTTGGTGCGTGGCAGGGGATCGGTGATGCGCTTGCTGCCGGTGACATCGCACTGGCGGGCAAAATCCTATGGCTCACTTTGAAAATGGAATCGCAACGCGGGGTGGCGTTTCTGCAATCGAAGTGGCTGGACTTCAAAGGATTCTTTATTGGGATTTTCCAAAGTGCTGTCTACAGCGTCGCTGGTCTGATGACCGATGCGTGGGCAGGATTGCAAACCGGTTGGCTGGAAACCACCCATTTCATCGCCGATAGCTGGACGGTTTTGATCAGCCTTTTGCAAAAGGGATGGAACCGATTCAGTGGATTCTTTCAAAAGGTCTGGGCCCGCATCCAAGGTCTCTTTGGAGATACAAACGCCGAAGACCAGATCGCCAAGATCAATGACGAGATCGCTCGCCAAGATGAGCTGATCAACAATTCTCAGAACCAAACGATCCTCGATCGTGAGAAGCAGCGCCAGAAGGCACGCAATCAGATCGAGCAAGATCGCCAAGGCGCACAGTCGGCACTCTCCGACATGCAGGCCCAAGAGCAATCGGCTCTAGAGGCAGCCAATCAAAAGGCACTTGCTGATTCGGCAGCAGAGCTGGAGAAAGCCAGAGGTGAGTGGAAAGCAGCATTGGGTGAAGCAGCGCAAAAGCGTGCGGAGACATCCCCAGGGTCGACGAGCAAATTCTCATTGTCTGGGCTCGGTTTACCAGACATGGGCGGCTTGGATCAATCCCTCGCCGAGACCAAGAAGAAAACCGATGTCGTGGGGACCTTCAACCCCATCGCTGCGATGAACCTCGGGGCCGACTCTCTGGGGGAACGAACCGCTCGGGCTAGCGAAGAAGTCGCTGCCAATACCAAGAAACTCGTGCAACAAGCCGACCGTGGTGGCTTGGTCTTTGGATAGGAGAATCACCAATGGCCGATCCCATCATTATCGAGCGATTCGATTCGAAAGAAATCACCGAGAGCAAAGACAATCCGACCCATGATCTGGTCTACATGATCATGAACACTGAGGAATACTCGGTGGCCAAAGGTCTGATTGCATCGACAGCTCCTGCGAAAGTCGGCGAACTATTCCTCGATGACTACCACATCGTCCACTTGGGCAACGGTGTCTGGGAAGGAACCGCTCGGTACGTCAAATGGAAAAGCGAGTCGCAGTATTCCTTCGACACCGGTGGTGGCACGCAGCACATCTCCCAGAGCATTGCCAATGTCGGCAAATACTCGGCAGCAGGATTCTCTGCGCCAGAGTACTTCGGTGCCATCGGTGTCACGGATGATCGAGTCGAAGGAACCGACATCACAGTTCCAGTCTTCAACTTTACCGAGACGCACTACATCGACAAGACGCTGGTGACCGGTGGCTACAAGCTCGCCCTGTTCAATCTCACTGGCAAAGTAAACGGTTCGGGATTTAAAGGATTCGCCAAAGGGGAGGTGCTGTTCCTCGGTGCAAGTGGTTCGAAACGGGGACTCGATGATTGGGAGATCACGTTCCGATTTGCAGCCAGCCCGAACGTGGCTGGTCTGTCCCTTGGGAGCATTGCAGGAATCTCCAAAGAGGGATGGCAATACCTCTGGGTTCGTTTCATCGATGACGAAGACCCAACCGCCAAGGCACTCATCAAGCGACCGGTCGCTGCTTACGTCGAACAAGTCTATCCATACGGGGATTTCAGTAACCTCGGGATCGGAGTGTGACGCGTGGGAGACCAATTCCGCAAAGTACTTCCAGGCGATCCCCTAAAAATTCCGGCCGAGGCTTGGAATGCACTGGTGGATTTGTCTCAAGACCAGAAGAACCAGCGACACGATCAGCTTTCCCAAACCGAAGGCTCATCGCGGCAAACGACACTCGCTAAGGTACGCAATCAAACCGGAGTTGACCTGGATCGCTTTTCGATCGTCGCGCTTGGTGCTCCGATTATTACTCCAGCAGCCAACCTCACCGAGTTCAAACGCCAAGTCAGTTTCCAAGGCTTAGTCCCGAGCACCGGCACTGGACCACGATTTGGTGTCTTGCTTGAACCACTGAAAAACAACCTCATTGGAACCGCAGCTATTGGCGGATGTGTGATCACACGCGTATCCGTTGGCTCTGTGGCATACAGCGCAGCCGAAACGATCGTTGGTCAAAACGGCTATTTACGCAGCGTTCCTCACGGACCGGCATCAGTGCTGTGGATCGAATCAACCGGCGCGCTGCGATGGGCGGTGATTCGTTTCGACGATGCCAACTACGAAGAGATCGTCTTCATCACAAGCAACATCCCCGATGGCAATGGCTATTACCCAGGGGTGGTTCAGAAGTTTGACGTCGCGACCAAATCGTGGGGCAGCGTCTTCGACTGCAAGGTGGTGGATGCCAACAAATGACCCTGTATTCACGTCGGTATATCGCCACTGCTGTAAACGGGTCGGTCGAAAGCCTTCCTGTCTATGCGGCGACCTGTACGCAACAACGATCCGGGCAAGGCCCCAAACGCCAGCTCGGACACTTTCTAGGAATGATCGATGGAGAACCTTTGTATGCGGTATCTAGCTGTGAGTTTCCTCAGATGGGTCGTTACCTCATGCGTTATGTGGGTTACGACGGCCTGCCCATCTACGCCATCGTTTGCTGCGAGCAATCCTCGAGTGGCTCATCGGGGAGTAGTGGATCGTCCGGTTCATCGGGCTCCTCTGGATCGTCGAGCTCTAGCGGCTCGTCTGGCTCGTCGGGTTCAAGTGGCTCCTCGGGATCGAGCGGCAGCAGCGGGCCATCTGGATCCGGCAACCCTCCTGGATCCCACGGAAGCTCTGGTTCCTCCGGGCAAAGCGGCAGCTCAGGGACCAGCGGATACTCCGGGTCGAGCGGTAGTTCTGGCAGCAGTGGATCGTCGGGATCGAGTGGATCGTCTGGTAGCTCCGGATCAAGTGGCTCTTCTGGCTCATCGGGAAGCAGCGGTTCCTCGGGTAGCTCGGGTTCTTCAGGCTCGTCGGGTTCCTCGGGCACATCCGGCACTTCAGGTTCCAGTGGTGGTTCGTCCGGCGGTTCCAGCGGCGCTAGTTCCTCAGGATCAAGCGGCTCATCGGGCTCGTCTGGTTCCTCCGGCAGCGGATCATCGGGGAGCGGTTCATCTGGAAGCGGTACTTCAGGCAGTGGCTCATCGGGTAGCTCGGGATCCAGCGGGCCGAGTGGTAGCGGATCAAGCGGTAGTGGATCGTCCAGCAGTGGTTCACAGAGCGGATCACAAAGTGGATCTGGCAGCCAATCGGGTTCGGGTTCGCAATCAGGTTCCCAGTCGGGCTCTGGTTCCGGATCGCAAAGCGGCAGCAAACCATCGGGTTCCGGTTCCGGATCATCAGGACAAAGTGGTAGCGGATCTGGCCCAAGCGGCACTGGTCCCAGCGGTTCAGGTTCTGGCAGCAAGCCATCCGGTGGAAGTGTCGGCAGTGGCTCGGGATCCAGTGGATCTGGCTCGGGTTCTGGCTCCGGGAGTGGATCCGGATCCAGCGGAGTTGGCTCCAGTGGTGTCGGTAGCTCAGGGCAATCGTATGGATCGAGCGGTGCAAGTGGTGGTGTTTCAGGAAGCAGCGGATCGGTCTCCTCGAGCGGTTGCTGCTGCCCGTGCTACTACCAGTGGAACGGAATCGGCTGGGTTCCAGTGTCAGTTCCCGATCCGTGCGTCGAGCAGAACGGACCGTTCGAGGCAGTCTGCATATGCGCAGGAAACCAGCCAACCGGTCAGGGTTCCTACATCGGTCAAATCGTTTACACGGGATGTGAACAAGGTGTGATATGAACAGACCCATTGAATGCAAACACAACTTGGAAGGTTACTGCCAGATCTCATCCGAGTTGGCCCAGGTACCCGTGCCGATTGCACAGGACGCATGTGCAGCGTGTATTCAGCATGCCAAACCACGATCGAAGAATTCGGTCACTTGCAGCAAAGCGATCCAGTACCGAACGCTCGTTGGCATGCTTCCAACGCCAGATCTACTCGAGTGCGTAAAGCCTCCGACCACCGGAGTCGGAACGGAATTGGAACTCTTGATCGAAAAGACTCGCAGAGCGCTAAGCTGGATCTGCTTGGGATGGCTCATTCCAGACGACTTCGCCTGCGGATGCCGCTCCACCAAAACACGCATGAATGAAATGGGCGTTTGGAAATGCCTTCGAAGCAACGAAGAACTCTCGGTGGAAATCCTCGCTCACTGGATCAAGTACATCCCCATGATCCGTTTCATTCCATTCGTACTGACCATCATCGCTATGTACATCCTCCGCGCTGCTTTTAACGCCGAATCTAAGGAGAAGGCCCATGTCTAATTGC